CGCCTGTGATTGACAGTACGACGATCACGCAAGACCACGAATTTGCCGCGGCGATCACAAACGCTGCACCGATTATTGACGCGCCAAGCATCACGCAAATTCACAGCATTACACTTGCAACGATTACCGCTGGCGCACCGCAAGTTGGCCCAGCGCGGTTCTTGTGGCAAGAGGAAGACTTTGACGCGGAAATCTGGACAGAGCAAGCTGACCCAAGCGACGACTGGACGGAACAGACACTAACAAGCGAAACATGGACTGAAGCTGCGTAGCGTGTTAAGTTACGCAAAAGGAGATTAACATGGCGATTACATTTACAAAGCCTACCGTGGGTGCATCCACCGATACATGGGGTACTACGCTGAATGGCATTTTTGATGACATCGCAGACTACCTTGATGGTACACCGGCAATCACGCCAAATCTGACGGCGGGGTCATGGTCGGTCAGCGGCACGGCTGTTACTGCGACTGCGGCAGAGCTTAACAAGCTAGACGGTGTGACTGCGACTACTGCGGAAATCAATCATGTTGATGGCGTCACAAGTAACATCCAGACACAGCTAGACAGCAAGGCAATCGCGGCTCGTACTATTACTGCGGGCGCAGGGTTAACGGGTGGCGGTAGCCTTAGTGCGGATAGAACAATTAGTCATGCGGACACATCATCGCAATCATCTGTAAACAATAGCGGAAACACAGTCATCCAAGACGTAACGCTTGACACATACGGTCACGTTACTGGCCTTACAAGCACGACTATTCCGACTTATACAGCCCCAACCACCGCAGGTGCAGTGGGCACCTATGCTGTAGGTCGCCCCGCAAACGACACCACCTATGCAGTTGGAGACACAGTCTCCGGCATTCTTGCACCCCGTACAACACGGTCATATTGGAGTAATTCCAATAATACTTTCTATGAGCCAACATATGCGGGTCACACCCTGTCAGGCACTTGGAGGACAATGACGCCCGTACACGGTAGTGGTATTGGTTTATGGATAAGGATCAGTTGATATGAGTATCACAATCACAGAAGTGCGCAACGCACGTTCAATGAACGAAACAAACACTGTCATGGACGTAGAGATTAACCACCCAGAATATGGATGGATACCATACTTGCTAACTGATTATGACACAGACACAACAATCGACAATAATGCTGTCATGTCATTAATCGGTACAAACTTCACAGCATACGTTCCACCTACTCAGGAAAAGCTAGATGCAGAAGCAGCGGGTATTGTTCGACATGAGCGTGACCGTATCCTAGCAACCGAGGTTGATCCGATTGTCTCTAACCCGCTTCGTTGGGCAGACATGACAATTGAACAGCAAAACACTTGGTCACAGTATCGTGCAGACTTGTTGAACATCACAGATCAAGCTGGTTTTCCTCACGATGTCGTTTGGCCTACTCAACCAAAGTGATTTTATATGACACTCATACCGCTAGACATCCCCGCAGGCTTTTACCGCAACGGCACTGACTTAGAGCAATCGGGTCGCTGGCGTGACGGATCGCTGGTGCGCTGGCGTGACGGCTCATTGCGTCCAGTCAAGGGTTGGCTAGAGCGCAAGGCATCTTTCAGCACAAACATTATTCGCGGGATGCACGCTTGGGAAAGTTTAGACGGCTCTGCGTATGTTGCTGGTGGATCGTATAACGAGCTAAAGGCAATGGTCGGCGGCGGCACGCTGTACGACATCACGCCATCTGATTTGACGGCTGGCTTGGAGACTGCAACAGAAATCACTGGTTATGGTTACGGCGATTACGGCGATGACAGCTACGGCGTTGAGCGTCCAAACTATGGCAACTACTCAGAGGCCAACACATGGTCGCTAGTTTGCTTGAGTGGCAGCTTGGCGCATTAACTGATGCAGCGGCAATCTCAAATGCGCCAACAAACAACCTTGGCCTCGTGACGACAGAAGAGCGCTTCCTGTTTGCGTTGGGCGCAGGCGGCAATCCTCGCAAAGTCCAGTGGTGCGATCAAGAGGACAACACCACTTGGACGGCTGCGGCAACAAACCAAGCGGGCGACATCGAATTGCAGACTGCTGGTCAGATTATGCAGGGCATCCGCACACGCGGTCAGACGCTGATTATCACAGACACAGATGCACACGCTGCAAGATACATCGGGCCACCGTTTGTGTTTAGCTTTGAGCGTGTTGGCACTGCCTGTGGCGCAGTATCACGCAAGGCAGCGGTTGACGTGGATCAGGGCGTGTTCTGGATGGGGCAGCGTGGCTTCTTTACGTTTGCTGGCAACACCGTCCAAGAGGTGCCGTGTCAGGTGCATGACTATGTGTTTGACGACTTTAACCGCGAACAGCAAAGCCAAGTCTGGGCGTGGAGCAACACAGAGTACGGTGAAATCTGGTGGTTCTACGCATCTAGCGGCAGCACAGAGGTGGATCGCTACGTTGCGTTTGACTACATTGAAGGCCACTGGACGATTGGCGAACTTGCTCGCACGGCTGGCGTGTCACGCGGCGTGTTTAAACGTCCGTTTATGATTGGCACAGACAAAACCGTGTACGAGCATGAAGTCGGCAACGACTACGACAGCGCAACTATTTTTGCTGAGACTGGGCCAGTGTCGATAGGCAATGGCGATCAGACAATGAACGTATTGCAGCTTATTCCAGACGAAAAGACGCAAGGTCAGGTGAGCGTGAAATTCAAGACACGCTTTTACCCGAATGCAGCGGAAACTACTCACGGGCCATACACCCCTGCAAACCCGACAGATGTGCGGTTTTCTGGTCGTCAATTCAGGATGCGCGTTGAGGGCGCTGCTGATGTAAACGCTAATGCCTGTCCCTAGCGTACCCCCACTTGGCCCAGACTGGAAGCAGTGGGGTCGTCAGCTTTCGCTCTACTTGCAGCGAAACTTGGCAAAGCTGGCGTTTAAATCTGCCGACGACAACCCATCAGAGGACGGCGTTATTCTGTGGGATCGTGAAAACAAGTATCCAGTTGTATCCAAGGACGGCGAGTTCGTGCAGATCATCCTAGAAGATGGCCACGCATCGCTTTACCGCACGACAGACGTGACTGCGGCTGCGATAAACACAGCGTACGCAATAACGTACGACGCACCGTCGGGTAACGTAGGCATTGATCGTGACGCTACGGATAACAGCAAAATCGTATTTGATGAAGCTGGCGAATATCTTGTTATGTTTTCAGCGCAGATTTCGTCAACGTCATCAAGCACGGTCAAGTTTTACTTCTGGCCACGATTGAACGGCACAGACGCAGCCAACAACACAATTGTGTATTCACTGCATCAGAATGACGCTACGGTTGTCGTGTCGCGTGGTGCCAAGTTTGACGTAAGCGCAGGCGATTACTTGCAGGTTATGTGGGCAGTGGACAGCACGTCTGGCTTTTTAGATGCGTCGGCGGCGACTGCGTTTAGCCCAGCCGCGCCTGCAACAACATTGCACATAACGAGGATGCATGGCTAAAGGGTTCACGTTTTATGGATAATGTTGTAAACTTTGAACGAAAGCCGACTATCCGGATTGAGCCCATCGTTGAAGACGTCCAAGCGGGTGTAGAAAAAACGCTATCACTGCTTGAGCCGTCGATCCGGAAAAACGAACGCAACTCTTCCATGGAAGACGTTGTGGGCGACATACTAGAAGGTCGCAGCCTCATATGGGCTGTGTACATGCAGGACACGTTGATTGCCGCATTCACTACATGCGTCATGAGGCACCCTCAAAGGCATACGCTCTACATTGAGTACATGGGTGGCGCTGACATGAGTGTCTGGATGAACGCAGCCCTGAACGTCCTCAAGGAAGTAGCGATAAAAGGTGAATTATCGGCCATCGAGGCTGACGGAAGAATAGGATTTGCGCGGTATGCAAAAGACAATGGTTTCTCAGAAAAATACCGCCACTTTGAGATGGAGCTTTAGCCGTGGGTAAGAGTACACAAACACAGACATCCGAAATGGATCCGCTCCAGAAGGAGTACATGGAAAAGTACATCATGCCACAGGCGGAAGCCGTAAAGGGCATGGAGTTCACGCCATTCACTGGTGACCGTGTTGCCGGCATGACGGAGCTACAGCGTCAGGCGCAGGCGGGTTACGCGGGTCTCGGCGTTCCAGAGCAATACGCACAGGCTGGCAGCGTCTTCAGTGAAATCGCAGGCATGACGCCAGAGCAGCGCGCCGCGGACATTGCGCAGTACACACAGCAATACACAGCAGGCGTCGTCGATCCTACGCTTGCGGCGCTAGAGCAGCAACGCGCAAAACAACGCGTTCAAGAGGAAGCGGCTCGCACTAAGGCGGGCGCGTTTGGCTCTCGTGGTGATGTCTACCAAGGCGCGCTAGAGGGCGAGTATCAGGTCGGCATGGGCAAGACGTTAGCAGACTTGCAGCAAAGAGGTTACCAGCAGGCGGAGGCAGCGCAGCGGCTCGGAGCAGCCGGCCAGCTAGCCGGACTGGGCGCACAGCAGTTCCAGACGCAGCTTGCAGGTTTAGGTGCTCAGATGGGCGCAGGAGAGGCGGAACGCCTGATCGGGCAGCAGGGGCTAGACGCCGCGTATCAGCAGTACCTGATGAAGCAGCAATTCCCGCTGACACAGTTCTCAGCGTTGACGGGCGGCTCGGCGGCATTCCCAGCGGGCATCGGAACGACGACGGGTACGCAAAACACGGGTTTGGGTGGCGCTTTGATGGCACTTGGTTCATTCGGTCAAGGGTTCCCGTATTTATTTGGTAAACCAGCGGGGACACCGTAATGGAGCAGTATCTACTCACACAAGAAGACGTGACGCAATCGCGGGTGACGTCGCGACGGAGCAGGAGCTTCGAGCGCTTTTCCCAGCGCAGATGAATGAGCGTGATCAGCTAGCGCGGCAGGCGATGTTGTCGTCCATGGACATGCCGGCAACTGTAGGCGGCACAGCCGTTGCGCCTGTGGAAATGCAGGCGGAGCCAAAGCTGCCAATCGACGAAAGCGAAATCTTACCCCCAGACGTTCCCGTCGAGCAGCAGATTACGGGCACAACGACGCCTATCAGCAACACTGGCATCGAAAGTCTTCTCACAAGCGTAGCCACACAGCCAGCGGAGCCAGAAGATCCATACAGCAACCTAACGAAGACGCAGAAGCGTATGCTAGCGTTTGCCGCGATCAGCGACGCAGGCGCAGCGTTGCAGGGTATGCAGGGTCGCGCGGTGCGTGATCTTATGGGCGACTTCACAGCGCGTGCCGATCAGGCGCGTAAAGCGAAGGCGGCGCAGATGCGTCAGGAGATGCTAGGCAGCCTCATGGGCGCTCCATCTGGTATGGCCGGTGACATGAATGCGCAGAAGCAGCAAATTATGGGCGCACTTGCAGGCGGATTGATAGACGGGCCAACGGCACGCATTATGCTCGACCAGCTTGGCGAGCAGGAGCAGAAGGTTTCTAGCGCATCCAAGTCATCGGCGTTGATGGCAGACATTGACCTACTTTCCGGATTAGGCGGCTTGGATCAGATCCTTGGCGTTGAAGGCATCTTTACACGCGGCTTAGAGAGTTTGAACTTAGGTGCGTTGCGCCCAGATGCGCAGACAGCCCGTAGTATCTTGGACAAGATCAAAGGCGGTGTATTCTTGGCAGCGTTTGAAAGTCTAAAGGGTGGCGGTCAGATTACAGAGCTCGAAGGCATAAAAGCAGAACAAGCGCAGGCACGTCTCTTGGAGACACAGAGCCCAGAGGCATTCCGCGATGCGTTGGCAGAGCTGCGCTTCTATGCTGACATTGCGCGTCGTCGTGCGATGGGTGAGTACGTTGCGCCAGATACAGTTTACGAAAGTAAGTTAGGTCAAGTAGATCAACCTGCAGGCGTAGACGACTTAACTCCGGAAGAGAAAAAGAGATTGGGGCTAGACTAATGGCAGACGCATTAACGGTATCCCAGCTAGAAGATCTCGCGCGTTTTGCGTATGAGCAAGGAGACGTCGAGCGAGCACGCAAGCGCCTAGCGCAGGCGGATGCATTGAAGGCGTCAGAAGCACAAGAACGCGGCACGTTTGGTGAAGCTGGATATGCTGGCGGTGCGGGTGTTGTGCGCGGTGCGGCGGAAGTTGCACAGCTTGGACCAACGATCCTCGACTTCATGCAAGCCGGTTTGCCGGCGATGATTGCGGAGAAGGTATTCGGCGCAGAGCCAACGGAACGCGTCAAAGGCCCAACGATCCCAGAGCAGATTGGCGAAATCACTGGCGGATAC